GTATGTTTGTAAGTATTAGTCCAATCACCACTGTAGTTGTACTACCCGGAGTTGTGTATATTGTATACGGACTTCCTGCAGCATTTGGCTCGGCAGCGAATGTGACTACTTTAAATGTATTTGCCATATTATTATCCTAACGCTATAGCTAATGCTGTCGGATCATCTGTGCTGAATCCTTGAGCCGACATCAATGTTACCACTCTTGAAAGAGCAGCTTTTCTGTTTGTTCCTCCTGCACCGTCATCTACAACAATGAGGTCAGAGGTTGTTAAATCAGCACCTATATCTGTGCCACCGTCTATCTCTAGTGCAGTCAGTGCTACTTTACCTGCAGTAGATATGGTTGCAAGTTTACTGTCTGCTATTGAAGCACCTGATGCTATGCTTGCGTTCACAACTGCATCACTTGCAAGCTGATCTGCACCTACTGCATCATCAGCTAACATAGAGTTAACAATAACTTGTGACCCAATAACAAGGTCTATTGTGTTGTCAGCATCTTGGTACGTTGCAGATATTCCTGTTTCAGTATTGGAACTGAACATTGCACCTACTGTGTCAGATATAACTTCAGATAAATCAATGTTAGCTGTGCCATCAAATGATACACCGTGTATCGTTCTTGCTGTTTCTAATGCTGTTGCAGTTGCTGCATTTCCTGTTGTATCTTGGTTAAGTGTGCCTATAACAAAGTCTAGTGTGTTATCAGCGTCATCGTAGGATACTGTTATTCCTGTTTCAGTATTAGAAGTAACCATCGCACCAACGGTATCAGATATAGTCTCTGCAAGTGTAACGCCACCTATTGTTATGGCATCTGCTTCAAGTGTACCATCAATGTCTGCATTACCTGATATATCAAGGGATACTGCATCAACTTCACCTGCAACTGTTACTACACCATCTGCTAGTGTAATTAAGTCTGTATCATCTGTGTGACCTATAGTTGTTCCGTTTATAACAACATCATCTATGTCTAAAGAACCACCTGTAATTAAACCTGTGGTTGTTATTGTAGATGAACCTGTATTAATAGTACCAAAGCCACTTGTAATGCTACCACTGTTTAACGCACCCACTGTTGTAGCTGCTGTAGTTACAAGGTTAGGCATTGCAGTTATTTCATCATCAAAGTAAGCCGCTAAATCTGTTACTGCTACCTGAACCATAGTTCCGTTGTCATTTAAAACAACTCTATCTGCGTCTGCTACAGTTGTTGAGGTAGCACTCGTGCCACCATCTACAATGTTTAACTCGGCTGCAGTAGAAGTAATAGCTGTGCCATTAAAGTTTATTGCGTCTAGATAAGCAACACCGTCAATGTATATGTCTTTCCACTCTTGCCCTGATGAACCTAAGTCATACGTATTATCTGTGTTAGGTATAATAGAACTGTTAACATCTGCACCAAACACAACATTATCTGTGGCAGCATCACCCAACGTCATAGTGCCACCATTGAATGTGGTTGTACCTGTAACAGTTAAGTTACCACCTATACCTAAGTTACCTGATATGTCAGCATTACCATTCATGTCAATGGTAGTAGCTGCAATTTGTATCTCTGTATCGGCTACGAGGTCGAGTTGTCCATCGGTACTCGAATTGATGTATATAGCTGTGTCTCTGAATTGTAGCTTTTCTGTAGAAGCAATAAGTATGTCGTCACTAAACTCAAAATAATCCTCGTCTTCCATCCATTTAAGGACACCATCCGATGTTTCACCATCAAATGTAATTGTTATATCTGTTCCTGCAGTTCCTGCACCGAACGTAAGCGTGTTGCCCAACAGCTTTGTAATAGGTCCACCTTCGTTGGCTGTGCCATCGTGGGTATGTCCACTTGATGCTTGAAAGGCTGCTAATAACTGGTTAAACTCATCATTAGTATGAGCCGCAGTTATAACGTCTCCGTCAGTGTAAGAAGATTGTCGTGTATACGTAGCTCCCATTTATCTTCTTGCTCCTAGTTGATATTCTAATTGAAATCCTTTTAAAGAATAAGGTGCAGTTGTTCCCCCATCATTTACTCGTAAAGCTACTGCAAATCCAGATCCTTCTACTGGTTGTCTTACGAGAGGTTGTGTTGCACCACCATACGTTCCTGATACAGAAGAGCTTGTGCCGTAAGTGCTTGTAGCATATATGGCTGCTATGTCTGCTGAATCTAACGGATAAGCTGCAGGTCGTGATGAGTCTTTACTTTCATAATCGTATCTAACAAACAAATCTGCATCGATGGTTGATTCAGGTGCATAATTAACTATAACTCTTTGCATATTTTTACGTATGCCCGGATCGTTCATTGTTAAGTCTGGACTACGGTATCTTCCATTTATTGCCGTACCATCAAAATCATTACCTGACTCTTGTCTGTATACATAACCAGACCCTGATCCGTGTAACGCTATAACATCCCCTGAAGATACAAACGTATCTGTAGCAGTAGGTCTTAGACCTTTTATTTCTGCAAATTCAAACTGTTGTCCTCTAAGAACACATATAACACCTTCGGTTGAATTTTCTGCTACAGTTGATTTAGTAAAAAATATTCTGTACTGTGTTTTGTTTGGTATTACTATGGATGTAAAACTAGCAGAATTAGCCAAGTTAGCATCAAACAAACTTTGTACGTTAGAACTTATTGTACCCAATTCAACGTCACCAATTCTTGCAGTACCTGCAATAGTACGTAACCCATCAGGACCTAAGAATATAAGATCACCTGCAAATTCTTGTATTGTCTGTCCGTTTACACAACCTATATTTCTTGTTACAGGTTTTACTGCAAAGTCAGACAAGGATGATCCTGTAAGTTGAAATATTCTGTTTTCACAAAATATAAATAAACTATCACGGAATGTTTTAAGTCCTGTTATAGTATCATCAACTTTTATACTACCTGCACCAGAGCCACCACTAAACGCATCTTCATCAAACGGTTGACTAAATACAACTTCTTGAGGTGTTGTTGACTTACCTGCGTAAAACATATGATCTTTAAACACAGTAACAAACTTAGAACCTGACACAGAACTTTCACTTACATCTGTTGCACTAAAAGATGTGTTAAATACTGTGGGTGCGTTTGCACCGTCTGCAACAATTAATTTGTCATTACCATCAAAATTAAACCTTTGAAATGTGTATTTGCCTGCACTTGTTCTACCAGTATCTCTCTCTGTCCAACTTGATCCACCGGGAGTAGCACTAAATATCTTTTCTCCTCGTGCAGCAATAACACTTGATCCAAACGTTGCAACCATCAAGACTTCCTCACTTGATGCACTTGTTTGTGGCACAACAGCACTTACGTATTTACTAAAGCCAGTTATTCTTCTGTAGCCACCCTCAATGTCAGGCTCAAAATTAAGAAGTTCAAGAGCTTGACCGGGTTTCATTATAAATGTAGATTGGTTAAGAACTAACCCACCTTCACATACAAAGGGAAACGCACCTGTCTGACTTAGCTCTGGCATTACACGGCTCTCATGTATAGTTGTTTGTTAATTAATTCAACACGCATACGTTTAATTGATTTATCAAATTGCATTTGTGCAAGTTGTGCATTTTGTACATCACCACGCAAAGTGAACGCATAATACTTTGCTCTTTCTATTATTACGTTTTCAAATCGAGTTGGTATAAGTGATGTGTCTGTAGATGCACTTAACGCTGTGTGTGTAGCATAATAATAATATTTTACGGTGTATGTTGCTTTATCAGGAACAGGAGACAAGCCTATATTATTTTGAGGATCTTCATAAATATACACAGGTATGGCACGTGAGTTGCCTGTTGGGTCTGTATCTCTTTCGTGAAAGTTATCAAGGTATTCACTGTAAGTTAAGTACTCAAGTGTGATTTCTTTTTTATCTGAAGCTTCAAGAAACGTAAAACTGTCGAAGTCAACTGTTTTTGTGTCCGTAGTGCTTAGTGCAGATCTAGTATAAAGACGTGTACCTGCACCTGTCGTAAAAGTTTTTGCTGTAACTGTAAAGGGCCATTCAGTATCTGCATTTATTATATCGTCTATTCCACGATTAACATAATCTTTGACTGCAGTTTGAACTCCTCTTGAACTAGAAAAGGTAGAAGATGTCAACTCTACTTCATTTAAATCTCTAAGCACATTATTTA